AGTTTACCTCTCTTTAAATGGTTTCTATAAGGTCATCAATGTCTTTCTGTTCCTCCGTCCTTTTATCCGGAGTTTTCTTTGCCCTAGCCGTTGAAGACTTTGATTTGACAAGAGCTACCTTTCTAGGTGATCTTGTATCGTCTTCCTTTCGAGATACCACTTTTGATAATCCAAGCATTTTCCTAGTCTCGGTTGCAGCTTCCTTTAGAATATCACCAACATCCCTAGTGGTATCTTCCTTGTAAATCTTACGAGCAACATTAGCAAGAGTCTTTCTAGCAACCACAAGATCTGGATTAGCGCTGAGAAAATCATCAGCCGTCTTGTCAGATGCAACCTGCTGAGTAATCATGTGCTGAACAACAGGCGGTATATGCTCCAACATTTGCCTAGCGGTTACTGATCTGGTGTGGAGCATAGCATCTTTTATGACCTTGGCAAGAACTACCGGGTCTCTATAGACCTCCTCTATATCAACACCTTCAAGAGGATTATAGTCCTCGAGACCAGGTAAAGTTGTCTCCTCCTCAGTAGTTTTCTCCTTCTTCTTTTTCGCACCAGGTTGTTCAGGAAGATCAGCATCAAACTTTTCTCCTGTAACGCTCTCAAGAAGCTCTAAAAGTTTCTTATTCTGATCCTCGAGACTTATTTCCTCTTCCTTAGGAGGCTCTTCCTCTTTCGGAGGTTCCTCTTCCTTAGGCGGTTCTTCTTCCTTAGGAGGCTCCTCAGCAGGTGGCTCCTCCTTGGGAGGCTCCTCTGCTGGAGGTTCCTCAGCCGGAGGTTCTTCCTCTTTAGGTGGTTCTTCAGCAGGAGGTTCCTCTGCTGGGGGTTCTTCCTCTACCGGAGGCTCTTCTTCTGGAGGAGCTTCCTCAACTGGAGCCTCTTCAGGCTTGAAAAAGTCATCTAATTCTTGTTCAAGTTCCTTGTCTTCTTCTGCCATGATGCCCTCCTTAGTCTTCTGATTCCTGAGAATCGTCTATTATGTTATCTCTTATCTCTCCTGGCATAGCTAGGACATTCCTAATTGTCTCAGCATTGCCAATAAACTTATACATATGCTTCTCGCTTTCAGGGTCCTCCATCTTTAGGTGTATATCATTGAGCCATGCGTTAAGCTCATATTGCATATCTCTCCAAATATTACTTCTCAGGAATTTCTCAAAAGCACTAGCAGAGCTATGATACTCAGCCACCAGACACCTCCATAGGAATTAGATTCCCTTTCTCTTCTCCTCGAAGAGCCTCTTCATCAGGAACGACTTTAGTCCTGATAAACTCGTTAACATTCTTGGCCTTTAGGTTCCTAGCTATATGCATGAAGATCTTTGTAATGTCAAAGGTTTGGAAGAGCTCAGGGACTGCGATTATGTCCTTGAATAGCTTAAGCCAAGCCTCAGAGAAATTACCTCCAGGGATGCTACCATCTCTGACTATAAGATCATAGTCTACTAGCAGGTCAAAGGGAGATATCTTTACCCTTCCATCCTTAACATCTATCCCATACTCCTTTAAAAGATCCTCACTCCACCTTCCAACAATACTCATATAGGTTTCTTCTTCCATGAGTTGCTGGGTTTGTGAAGCAAACATATAGCCTATATCCTGCATACTCTGCAGGCCAATAATCTTAGCGAGCTTCTCAAGTCTAGAAACAGCTCCAAATTGAGTTCCCTGGAATTCACTTTTAGTGAGTCTCTCAGGCCCACCTTTGCGAAGTGATCCCATAGCTGGGTCGTCAACTCCCATCATCTTGTTCATAGATGAGATGATAATACCTATATCACCCATATTAGCTCTTGTTATGTCCTCTATCTTCAACTGCATTATAGAGTCTTTGATACCCTTGCCCCAAGCAGGTCTTCGAGTTCTTATCAGCTTCCCCGGTTTAGGATCACGAAGGTCTTTCATGTTTATGTGGTAAGGATCAACCACTATCATATCATTGATAGCTTTACGGACATTAGCTATATGGGAGTTGAATAGCCAATCAAGAACTCCCTGAAGAACATAGTTAACATCCATCTTAGATAGTGGCTCTGAGCTATAGCCATCAAACTCAGGGGCGCAGACTGAGACTGGGTAGAGATTGTGGACTAGTCCAAGGCTTTGAGCCCTAGTGATGATAGTGTCACCAGTTAGAGAAAACAGCCACTTCTCAGGATAAGTCCCCTTTCCAATCTTCCAATCCTTAGGAATCATAGTTATATACATATGAATGGTATCAGTGGGATTGGTTACTGTGCTGTGATCGTAAGTTGAACCACCAGTCTTCTTTTGCCTATCAGATTCCTCAGTGCCAAAGAGAGAGGATTTCTTATCACCCATCAGTTTCACATACTTAGCATTGAATATGTCTCCTACAGCTTCCTTCTCAGCCAAGAGAAGATTCATCACATTGCTTCTCTCAATCCAGCCTACAAACTCACCCTCTTGGATTTTGTGAACACTGACATTAGGATCAGGGAGATAGCGATAAGGGTCTATGTTTGTTAGATCATTTCCCTCATAAAGAACAACATCATCTTCTATGACCTTTCTTCTCCCAGTTACCCTGAATTTGCTGAAGAGATCAAAGATTCCACTCTTCGCCGTTTTGACCCTGCTTCCCCGTCTAACTGTCCATCCCGGAGAAACTGGGCCTATACCATAAGCAAGAGCATCACGGAACTGGACATAGAGAGGGAGTTGAATCTTGTTAGCAATACAGTTATGATTGATAACCATCTCCATTAAGATAGCCCCGACTGTGTCCTCAGGGGATGCCCCTTCGTAACGGAACATAGGGTCTTGGAAGAAGGCCATCATTAGATAAGTTAGCAAAGTCTCCATGATTGCATAAGAATATGGAAATACTATTGACACAGGTTTAGCAGCATCATCTGTTATGATATCTTTTTCTTTATCTGTGGTTTCCTTATAAACCGTCAGAACCCTGTCAGTTTCCCTCCAAGCATCATAGCGCTTGGATATTTGCAAGTGGCTCTGAGTAGCACGCTGGAAGATCTTTGTTTTTAGATCTTCATGAAGCTTAGACCCAGGCTTTAGGTCAAGACCTTCTGGATAAGCATAGTCAAGCTCAGCAGCTGTTACATCAGCAGGAACTTCCCTTGGGCTAGTATTTCCGTGAATTATATAAGGCATCTGTTTCCCTTATCCTACGTCCCAAAAAAATCCATAGGGTTATATCCCTCTAGCTCGCCATCCCTGAACTGGCTCATCATAGCTATCTTCAAGTTCCTTATATTCAGACTCAGGGTCTCCATACTCTACATCTTCAACATCAACAGGCTCAAAATATCTCTCTCCAAGTTCCATCATCTCAATGATGTAAGCGAAAGCATCCATTATGTCCATTCTTTTAGATCGAGGGAAACCGAGAAGCTGCGCTTCTAACCCTCCACAACACTCACGGTTGTGATAGATATATCCCTGACGATAGAATGGAGCCAATGCTGCTATCCGTTTTATCTTTCCTTTTCCACCTTCTGCTGGGCCTCCACGAGCCTTTAGCCACACAGGCTCAAAAGCATTTGCTGGACCTCTCTTGATGATTTCATTCTTAATAGGCTGCTTGATAAATTCCTCAAGCCCTGTTACTTCAACGCCAACTGCATGAGCCTTCCACAGCTTTCTCATATCAAAGATACAATCATATAGCTCATCCGGATACATCTTCTTCGAAACAACATCTCTGAAATAGATCTTACTATCAGTCATAGAAATTCCAACTGCAACGACAGCACTCTCAGCACTATGCATTTTCACAGTTTTAGCAGGATCAGCTATGATTACATTCTCTATATTCTTCCCCCCGTTTGACTTGAGATCAGCTTCATTATAGCGCTTGAAATTGCTCTGCATAAACGTAGCATCTTCAGTAGAAATAGGTATATTCCTAAACTCACGGTAAAAAGTATCAAGGATGCCGTGCTCCCTGTGGTACTCAACTTCCTCAGCAATATCTTTATCACTCATGAACTCCGGACACTTACTTTTATAATCATCACCACAAATCTCCAGTCTCACAGATTCCCACTCAGATGATTCAAGAAGCTCCTCAAGCAAAGCATCTTCATGCTTGAGAGTGTCGATGTAGATTATTTGCCAGTTCTTATCAAGCCTACTCGTTGCTTTGAGTAAGTCAGAGTGAAACCATATCTTTCGTTTCTTCCTGATATCCTCATTCTCAATGGTTTCAGTGTCTTCAAGATCATCCACTATGAAAAGATCAGGCCGATGGTTGTGATAGACTAGTCCACGAATCTGCTGACCACTACCACGAGGATAGACTATCGTATCGCCACTTACCCACGAGCGCTTTGAGAATGACTCATCTATCCCATCTGCTCTCTTGGTCTTAACCGGGCCAAAGATCTTTCTAACAAGAGTATTGGATATAAGCTCATGCTTGAGATTCTCAGTCTGCATTTCGGCTGAACTCGAAGAGTTGCTCACATAGACAATGAACTTGCTTTGATCGAACAACAACTTTCTCGCAGCAATAGTTCGCGCTATGGTAGTCTTCCCTATACCTCTTGGGGCAGCAATAGCAACCCTTCGAGCGCCACTATCTATCAACCGAAAGATCTCATCATGGAGCTTTGTGAAAGGAGCATAGAAAACCTCAGGGAATATAGTGATAGCAAGATTCTTGGTGTTATAAGCACACCTTGTCATGATCTTTCTTATCTCATCATTGGATAGTTTTTCTTCCACTCTCCGTATATTCTCCTATAGCTAAGGCAACCCTAGAAATATTCTCATCACTTTCTTTGCCATCTTCATCGAGACAGCTAATATCTATCACACCTGTTGCTGGACAGATACTCTTTATCTCTCAGCCAAAAGCTTTGAGAATAGGCTCCAGTTCCTCTTTAACTCTATCTTTAACTCCATGAATTTCCCAGCCGGTTATCATTA